CTCTATATATAAAAATTATTTTCGACTCTTTAAAGTAGTTATCTATTTTCTGCTCTTGTTCTGGTTTGTGATTATATTTTTTATAGTCTCTATAATCGTGAGCATGAGTCCAGGTTACTTTATTACCCTGGTCCATTAATTTTTCTAGTCCATTAAGTTTAGGGTGTGTAAACTTAGAGTAATCAAGATAGTTAGCGTTAGTACTCTCGTACCCGAAATTATTTACTATTAAATCGTTTAGTAAGTGTGTACCACTTCTTCTAGCAGATACTATGATTACGTTTCGTCTGTGCACCACCAGTATTTTAAACCAGCCAAACCTACTAAAGGGTATTCCCACTCTTCGTAAAAAGTTTTATACTTTTCGTAGTGACTATTAATAGTTTCTTTTGAAATAAATTTATCAAAATGACCGCAATTTTTATACATAGAAGACTTATACTTTTCTACACCATCAATTTTCAGAGGTTGCTCGTTAAAGAACGAAGCAATTTTCTCATAAAATAAAGTACGGTTGAAAACTACATCTTCATACCTAAGTATTAAGCAGTCGTCTTTGAAAGTTTTTTTATAATAATTTATTAAATTTATTTGCTTATCAGCAATCATCTTAAGTAGAAGTCTATGATTAGTTTTACGTAAACCTTGATAATCAAAATCGTAATAGTGGTACCCGTTATCGTAGCTCAATAAATTAATAGCTACCTCTCTAGGGTCAGTAATAGCTACAACTACTTTAGTTTTATTACCTAATAATATATTAGCAGTAGTATCATCTAAAATGGAGTGACTTTTACCCCAAGTAAATTCAGTAATACTTTCAAAGTTTTCTACAATTGAAGCTTTAGTAATCTCTGAACCTGCCATTCTCCAGCTAACTATAAGGTGTTTATTATGACTAAGAGGTTTCCTTAGCCAGGCTGTTGCTCCTTCTAATTCAATGAAATCTTCACTAATGTCTTTCCATTTATGCATCTATGTATCTAGCTGATTGTCCTTCCAAGCATTGAGGGTAGTATTTTTCAAAGTAAGAACGATGAGGGCTGTCAGAAGCGGTAATTCTAAGGTACTCTTCTCTCAATATGTTACCACTTTCTAACTCAACTTGTGTAGTAGAGAAGTCAGTATCAGCTATAATTGGATAAGGTACATATGCCTCTAACCAGGGGTAGGCTTCTTTATTCACCCAAAAGTCGTTTGCAAGTAATTCTCTAGTCTGTACATCGGCAACAAACTGTTTTGCTGCTTCTGGTTTTACAGCATAAGCATGATGGCCAAAAAAGTTAAGTTGAGTTAATTTATTTTTTCCGTTAGGAATATCTTTGTATATCATCTCAAACGGTCTTATATGACTAGGTCTACCAAAATTGATACACATATCAAACTCTATATCAGGTAAATTATCTACAAATATAGCATCATGTTCTAGTATAAGAATAGGTTCATCTAACTCTACACATTTCCTCCAGAGTAAATAATGAGATGCAAAACAGGCTCCAAGATTATCCGGTCTACCAAATTGAGCTCCAGTTTTAGGGTCCATCAAAGAAAAGTTACTATTTTTTTCCGGTAGTACAGATCTCCACTGATGTGGGAGTATAGCCTCAAAGTGTTGAATAGGTTCTTTAAATCCTACTTTTTTTGCTGAACGTCTAGTTTGTTTTGCTGATTTTACAGAAGCTTTATTATGGCTCAAGGTAATTACAAATGCTTTCATTATCTATAACTTTTTTATTTTTACTTTTAAATTACCTGTTCCTTTTATGAGTCTATGGTAAGTTTCTTTTGGTATAAAGATACGAGTTAATTTTTCAGGGACCAAATTATCTAATTGAAATTTCCAATCTGTATTATGCAAAGCTTCGACTATACGGTCTTCTTTGTCTCTATGCCATACAAATTCAAATGAGGGAGTATTATGAGAGAACTCTCTTATTATATAACCGTCTTCTTTTTTTTCAGAATACGGTCTACCAGTAACCTGAGAAGTTTGATCCACCGCCTAGTGATTTCCAGTAACGGCCAATATTACATGACCAATAACCTGCTTTTGTTTTATCTTTCTTTTGTGCACACTTATGACGTGCAGCAAAGGATGCTCTTGCACCTCTTTGTTTTAGTTTAACTGATAACCCAGTGTCACCAAATGATACTTTTTTAACGTTGCCTTTCTTAGACTTAACATAGACGTAAAACTTTTTACTACCGCCTCTTTTAGGTTTATTTAGTGCAACTTTTTTACCTCTATATTCTGCTTCCGAAATGTAGTCAACTGAGGCTTTAAGCATATCAAATCCAGAGTAGTCTAAATCTTCGTTGAGCTTAACTGCTTTTCTAAACATCTCCATGTTGATAGTAGCGCCCATCGATTCTACTAACTCTTTTACAAGATCGTAGTCTATCATTTCATCTAAACCAACACCTTCGTCTAATAAGTCTTCATTCTCTAACATCTCATCAATGAGTGAACCAATTTCAAATAAAGGATCTTTTCCTGATGATATCATAGGTAGGTCTAAAGGTACTCTCATACCGTTGTAGTCTCCGTATTCACCAATATCGGTACTCTCAATAAGGTACGTATCTTCTTCATTTAACGTAATTTTACCGTCTCTAAGAGCTTCTCTCGCTTCTTTGAATAATTGTATAAAAGCATCAGAAGAATAACGGTAGACATTCTCATGTAAGGTTAGACCATTGTCTACATGGTACTGTAGTGATGGTACTCCGACAAGTTCTTGTATTTTAATCATAGGTCAAAATCTTTTCTATAAAATTTTCCTAGTACATTGTCATTTATATATTGATGACTAAATGTCTCTAGTACTTCATTTATAAATAGGTGTTTACATTCAAAATACGTTAATAGCTTCTTATTAGGTACGAAGTCTAATATTTTACGTTCGAAATCTTCTCTTAGATCTTTTGACTCTTTTACTAGCTTCTTTATTTTAGGATGAGAGCCATAGTAATCTTTCCAATCTGATTCTGTAACTACTTTTTGTTTTAGAGGAGTTCTTCCTCCTATACCTTTTGCCTTTCTTTCTTCTCTCAAAGCTTCAAGGGCTTTTTTGCCTAGTCTTTTGTTACGCTCGAAATATAGTACTTTTTTTCCTATATACTTCAAGCCGGATGGCTTATGAAAAGTTTCATAAATGAAACCATAAGTGCCTTCTGGCATGTCTGTAATACTTGTTATAAGCCTACCCTGAAAAGTCCAGGTAGGTAGAGTTGGCATTGTCATATAGTTAGATTATGTCGCTAGAGCTTTGATTTTAGCTCATCTATTTGTGACTGCTGATCTTTTACAGCTTCAATTAATAACGCGACTATTTTTTCATAACGTACTGCTTTAAACCCGTTAGTTCTGTCTACTACTAATTCGGGTAATACTTGTTCTAATTCTTGGGCAATTACTCCCACATCGTGACCTTCTAAGTCAGTAAGGTCGTTCCAATCCCATGATACTCCTCTTATTTGTTTTACTTTATCGAGAGCATCAGGAATTACTTCTATGTTGTCTTTTAATCTTTTATCTGAAGAATAATATGCTATAATATCTCCGGTTGCGGTCAACTGTCCGTTAATAGTTAATCCGGCAAAGGTTGGAGAGTCTGCTGTTTGTAGTCCTAAATCGACTGCAGTTGCTGCTACTCCGTTTGTGGTTAAAGCTACCTGACCTTGTGCAGACGATGCTATACTAGAGCCTGAAACTATAGCGTTCGGTATATTCGATAATGTTGAATAACTTACGGTAGCTCCGACTAAATCATCTAGTGTTGCTAATGATGATGAAACTGATCCCCAGTCTCTAATATTTATATCAGAACCTGTATAATCTCCTTGTAGTCTCATACTACCGGTATAGGTATGAGTATCGTCTGAGGAGTTACCAAATTGTGTAGAACCAGATTCAAAAATAACTGATGAAGAGACTAGCTCAGTATTAAATGTTTGAGCAGTTAAGGTTCCGTCAACAGTTACATTACCTGTAAAGGTTCCATCTCCTACGTTAGTAAATGAACCAGTATGTTTGAGGTGGTTTTCTCTAAAGTCATAGATAAGGCTTTCAGAGCCACTAAATACTGCATTAGCCCCAGAGGGAGCATTACCGCTTTTAAATTGTATGTAGTAGTCGTATCCAGAAGGAGCCGACATAGGAAGATTAATCTCATTATTAAGAGAAGCAGTAGTAAACAGACTTAGACTTGTACCATCGTAGGAAGCAGAGTAGAAAAACTGTCTAAAGTTATTATCTAACTCAGTATGGGTTAATGCTGATCCTTTATTTCCTCTTAAAATAATTGCCATCTTATTCTTCTAGTTTAGCTATTCTATCTTCTAAATCTCTTATAAGCATTGCTTGCTCATTAAGACCTTCAATTAAAAGTGGAACTAGCTTAGTATAGTCTACAGAAAGATACGAATCTTTATCTTCCGAAACAACTTCTGGAAGTACTTTTTGTACCTGCTGTGCTATTACACCTACTTGTCTATTACCACCTTTTTTCCAATCAAAGTATACCCCCTCTATTGAACTAAGTCTCGAAAGGGCGTTGTCGATAGGATAAATATTTTCTTTTAATCTTTCATCTGAGTTAGAAAGTAAGGCTGCTGATGCTCTTATACTCCCGGAAACCTCAAGATTGTAGGTCAAATCATTAACTGTATTGTTTATACCTACTTTAGAGCCGCTGTATAAAAAATCAGAAGCACCTGCTAGGTTACCGTTATCGTTATATTGAACGTTATGATTTGTGCCTTGAACTGTACCTACTGTTAACGGTACACGGTGAGAACTTTGATTAATCGGAACTTCAAGGCTTCCAGTGTAGTGTAAATAAAGGTTATTTCCATCCAAGGAACTTGAATAGAAGTATGAACCTAAATTTTGGTCCATTTCAGCATACGTTAATGCTTGTCCTTTATTTGCTCTAAATGTTATAGCCATTATATATCTATTTTGACAACAAAAGTCATATCTGTGTTATGAGTCTTCTGTATCGGTTTATTTGTTTTCGCAACTGCTAATAATTCATTTGCATTATTATACAATCCTACAGTTGTAATATAAGGAGTAAAAGCACTACCAGTTACATTATCTTTTATTCTACCGTCTGAGCCAGAAGTAGAAGATGGGTTGTAAGTGTAGTTAAGTTCAGAATCCTTAATAGTACAATGAACATTATATGTATAAATAGGTTGATTTGATTTCCATCGCAGTTTATGTCTAGAATAAGTACTTAAATATCTTGCCACTGTAGTATCTGTAATTATTGCTAGTCCTTTATTATAAATAATATCGCCTACTATTTTTGTAGGTTCGGTAAAATACCTGTTTGAGCCAGAGAATATTAATGCACCGTCATTGTTATCGACAATTTCTATTCTTTGTTGATTCATATCTATTTCGGCATAGTCTTCAACAGCATAATCATCTTCATTAACTAAGTAGTCTGCGTTATCTAAAGGATTCGAGTTATACCAGTAGTTGACATTTTCTACAAACTGATCTACTCCTGAAAGTCTGTCCGAAACATATCCATCTGTTATAAACTTATCTCTATCTTCTACTATAGGTTTAAAAGCAAAAGTTCCTGGTACTACATGAGTACCTGAAAAATCTCTTGGAATAGATATTACTGCAACCTCGTCTTTTAAATCTCTAGAACCGCTGTAAGTTATAGAAGTCTGTAGAGATAGGTCACTAGAGCCTGAGAATTGTCCGTTGCCTATACCGTCTCGGTAGAAGTTTTGATTAACACTGTCCCATGTTAGTTTTTCGTATCTACCTCCTCTAAGGTCTTTTGGGTAAGGGTAACCTGGTGTTGAACCGGAAAAGCCTCTTAATGTAAAAACATTATAAGATTCTAGAAGGCTGCCAGAAGCTTCCCATTGTTTACGTGCTGAGTAATCAGATACGTATACACTTTGTCGATTCAGTTTTTTGTAGGCGCTCATTCATTAATAATCAAGCTTAACGCGTATCAGCGATTCTTTCGTAAAGTCTTTTAATAAAGGTCTAGAAAGTTTTGCTACTGCTAATAAGTCGTTGTTGTCATTATATAACCCTACTGTTGTAACAAATGACTGAGGAGAGTTAATCATTACGTTGTGTCTAATTTCTCCTGAACCTGTTATCAAAGAAGGGTTACTTGAATAGTTAAATTCGTTGTTTCTAGCTCTAACAAAGACAAAGTTAGAAGCTACTGTCTCTTCAGACTGTATTCTAAAGTTTTCACCTCTTCTAAATAAATCGTATCCTTTCATTAAGTTAGTAGTACTACCACTATAGGTTACAGAATTAGCTCCTGTATTTACATCTAATAAGACTCCTCCTTGAGAATAAGGTTGAGCTAGAGCTTTAGCATTTAACAATACTACTCCTACGTCCGGGTATACTCTACCGTATGAACCGCTACCTACTGTGTATCCATTGTCTTGCATACTTGTATGTACAGTTCCCAGTGAACCAGAAACTAATTCAAATACTCTACCTGCATCTGTAAAAGTTACTGTACTAACTACTTTACTGTTGTCTGTAAGTCTTCTACTATATATTCTTCCGTCACTACCAGAATTAGTTAATACTAAATCTAGAGTACCTGGTAGAAGCTTTTCTTTGAACCTAGCTCTATCAATCGATAATGCATAAAAATGTTCAGAAGATACACCTCCAAATACGAAGTCTGAATCTTCATCTCCTAATATAAGAGAACGGTACTGTCCGTAAATAGTTGATGAAGGAGACTTACCAGGTACTGTAGCGTTATAATATAAGCTACCTGAACCTTTTTTATGTCCGTATGCTAATGAAAACTGTGTTCTTGCTGAGTCGTTTGTTGAACCTGTTTGATATATGTTATAGTAGTAGTCTCCAGATGCTCCTCCAACTTGAGTAGAGGAAGTGAAAAAAGCTTGAAGTGTAGTTTGATTACCAGACCATACAGGAGTTGATATAGCTTCTGCACTTACTACTACGTCTTGTTGATCGAATCTCTTAAATGACATAATTAGTTAGTTTTATTAATGGTTACTGGTATAGTTAATCTAGCTCCTGAGTCTCTACCTATTACTGTTAAGGTAGTTTGTAGCTGTGTTCTATTACCAAACAATGTATTTATTGTAGTAGCAGTTAAATTGATTGTTGTTCCAATCACACCTTTAGAAACATTAGTTCCAATAGTTGTAGATGTGTTTAACTGCTCTGCTTCTTCTGTGTTAATACCTACTCCTGAGAATGAATTTAGTACTCTAATATCTGCTATAGTTGCTGTATAACCAGCAGCTTCGAAAGTAGTAGTAGAACCTTGGAAGTTAAGCGTCTGAGGGGTAATAGCGATTGACGCTCCTTGTTTAAGGTTAATAGCACTAAATCCTAAATCTAGAATTGGTAGTTTAGAAGTACCTCTTGGGAGGGTTACAAGTTTATACTTCATTATTTGAGTCTCATCAGGAAAAGCTTCTAACAATGGCATGTTTTCAATTGCTTCTCCATAGAGCGCAGAACCTGAGGGATGTAGTGGATTGTATAAAGTATAATCGATTTCGTCATCTGCTAATGCAAATTGAGTAATCTTAAAAGAGCCATCCCCTCTAGCTAATAGCTCTCTTCCTTTTTTAGTTAAAATCGCATCCACAGTTACGATCGAATTATCTAAATATCCCATTTTGTTTTATTGTGTTTATTATAAATATCTAATATATATGTTTTAAGCCGAACCAGTTGTTTCACTTGTTACTTTTCCATCTTGGTCTGTTATAAATACACTACCTTTATCAGCTGCATGTATTTTTTTGTCTACGAGTCTAATAAACCTACCTTCAATTTCTTCAAATAATATACTACCATCAAAGAAGTTAAACGAACCGCTAATAGATGGAAATGTTCCTTCTACTATATGCTCTAAACTTTGAGATTGAATATATGCTGATTGATTGTTGTCGATTTTAAAATAAATAGTTTTAGCTCCAGGATCACCTGTTCCTAATTCAATTATAGTTGCAACATTAGAATCTAAAGGGTGAATAGACCCTCTAAAGAATTTAAAAGTCATTGCAGGGTCATCCCCAGGAACACTCCCACTATCGAGTTTAGTACCTGAATAGCGTGCATTGGACCATCCTGTAGTGGTATAATTACTGTATTGTATTTGAGCAGGTGTTGCTGTTTTGCTTATAATAGCATCTAGGTTACTTGGGTTTATATTATCTGTGTCTCTATCCACTTCTAATGCTGCTGTTGATTTTATGATAGCTGTTGCATTACCTTGAAGAGCATTAAAGTCACTGTTATCAAATTTAGAAGTAACATAAGGGAAGAATATAAACTCAACGGAAAACTCTGTAGGTGTTCCTTCTACATCATCCTCTACTGGTAATACAGAAATTGATGTTGGTGTAGTTTCTAGATAAAAATACTGATTCTGTTTAGAAATTTGTATTACAGGAGTTTCAATTTCTTCACCGTTAATCGTAAACTTAATAGATGTAACTTGATTTAATGTAGATTCTAAACTTACTGCGTTTGTGCTTTGAAAAGGTATAGTAAGTCCTAATATCTGATAAGGAGGAAAATATGCATCTGCTTTAAAGTAAACTGTATCCCCATTAGAGTCTATAGAAGAAGAATCGTAAGACACAGAAGGATAGCGACCAGAAGGCAGTTCCTGTGAGCCTGTGCTTACACTACTACTATAGAGTAGGTTAATATTACCTGCTCCGTAGTCGCTTGGATTTGTTGTTTTAAATTCTAATATAGTCATCTTCTATTAATCTTCTGTATAGTAAGCTATAAATGTTTCTGTACCCCCGAATGAACCTGAAGTAACAGTTAACGGGTTACTGGTGCTTAATGTTGTTCCTCCTCCATCTATCCATCTTGCAAAAGTATGGCTGATTCCTACTGCATTTTGTGCTTCTATTATCATAGAGCTATAAGCACTCCAGTTTTGAGTATGGCTATAGCTTCCTGTAACATCGATAGTTTCTGGATAGTTTAGTTTAACTCCTGCTATACCTCCATATATACCCGTATCGGTTTGTCCTTCATCACCTTCAGCATTTTCATATCTAGTCTTCACTATATAAATAACCCTATCTGCTAAATCTGTGCTAAAATGTGCGTACCAGTGGTCTACTGTTGTATGAGTGTCTTCATATAATGTTAAAGTACTACCGGTATATATTATTTTAGGATCTGCTGATAGTGAACCTGTACCCCATCCTTCAAAATAGTAAGGGTAATTAGGTTGTGCAGATGCTTGAATATATTGATATTCGTTATAGTCTACTGATGCACTAAGAGTTGTAGAACTAAATCCTTGGTAGTCAGGATACACTACTGATACTTGTCCTTGTCCTACTGGTGTAAATTTAAAGAACTCTCCTACTACAGATATGTCTAGTACAATAGTACAAGAAAGAGGTATCGGTAATGAGAAGTTAAAAGCTCTTACAGTAAATAAGGTATTAGGTTGCTGTTGGGCTTTAAACGGGTTTCCTTTGTTCAATTCACCATCTGAGGCTATAAGTAAGGAGCCGCTAAACTCTCCTGTAATTCTAGGTTCTTCAGCTATAATGTTTCTAGGTATTCGACCTATTGGTGAAACAAAGCTTGCTGAATAGTTTGTTGTATATGGGTCTTTGTTTGCTATTCCAAAAGTACCAGCGTCGCCACCAGAAGAAGAAGCTATAGTAAGCGAACCTGTATGTATTTCATTTGTGTAAGATACAGCTACCTGTTTAGCTTTACTTCTATTTAAAATGTGTGAACGTACTATTACACCGGTGGTAACGTTAGATCTAGCTGGTATGAAGTCTTTTACTAGCCTAAAGATAACATTATCAAAGAACTTAACTAATCTAATAAAATCAGTCGGTTCTCTATATGAGTACAGACTATCATCCCATTCTTGATCTGCATTTTGCCATTGGTCAATTACGTTCTGCCAAATATTATAAGGAGCAAATCCTTCTCTAAGTATATCTTCTCCTAACTTATTTAGTGCGTAGTATTTGTCTTCTCTACCGTCTCTAGGATCACCAACATAATCATCATAGTCAAAACTACCGCTAAACTTTAATCTTATAACTTTATTAGCGGGTTCCGAAATATCAAACCCTACTTCTACATCATGATAATCGTCAGAATATTTTTGAGTTTTTTGAACTATACTTGCATACTGTGTAAGGGTACTTCCAGAAGCAATTGAACCTGTATTATCTAATCTAATCTTATCTAAAGAGCTTGTTACTTCCTGCTGTATTAAGTAGAACTTAGAGTCATCTACTCTAGCTCCACCTTTTTGTTTAACCTGCAGTAATTCATCTGGTATACCGAAACAGTTTATAAGGGCCCTTAATCCACGATGAGTACCTTTAGCTTTTGTTAAGAAAGGTAAGTTATGGTAAATTCTTTTATATACCTCTTTTTGATAGTTATCTTCTGGTACCGGTTGTAAGTGTTCAATACCACTACCGGAGGTAATCTGCTTGTAATAGTTAATTACTTCGCCAGTACTTCCTGAATCATAAGAAGCTCCTGTAAAAGCGCTAAATAAGTCTGATAGGTTTCTATTACTATTATATAGATTATATCCAAAGCTTTCTATAGCACTACGTACCATATCTTTAGAAACACCAAAGTTAAGTCTGTTGTCAGTATCGTACTTATCTGAGACTGCTTTGAAGTATATCCAAAGGTTGTCAAAATGTTGACCTAACATGTGAGTAAACATTACTAACGGCTCATTATCTGTATCTTCTCTTAGATAGCTCGGTATAGTGTTAGTAAGTACATCGTAGTTAGTAACGTCAAAATTAGATGCAGAAACTATTTGCTTATTAAAAAAAGTTAGAGAGGTAGAAGTACTACTTCTCTGATTTAAAAACGGTGCTGTAGAGTTAGACTTAGGCCAAGCATAAGAACCACTTTCATAATAAAGGTACCTATCGTAATGATCAAAGTTATTCACTATACCTTTAATCAAACCTTGATAGTACTCTTTACTGCCCGATGAACCTATTTTGGTATATCCTGTTGATTCTACAGTATCGATACTATCTTCGTAAGAGTGTATTAAATCTAATTTATACTTAAAGTTTCTAAGTCTTTCCTCAGCAGAAGAGAAGTGAATAAAGTCACTATAATCTTCATGGTTTATACTTATTTGTGCACTCTTCTCATTAAATAAGGAGTAAAGAGAATAGTAAGAGCTAGTTACAGGGAAGCTAAATAACTCGTCAAAGTTAAAAAACTCAGTAGGGTTATTATTTTCTTTAGGTATCTCTACATCAAAATTAGGACCTTTAAGATTAGGAACCTTTACTGTGTCTTGTATTGTTTCTGCTGTAACTGAAAATGTTACTGTGTCAGCTACTGTTTCAAGTACTCTACATAAATCTTTTTTCTGCCATACATTAGGTAGTGGCTCGTATAGTTTTAATAAGAGAGATACAGTATTTTTATATCTCTGTGCATTTATGTTGATTACGGTACGTATATTGTTTTTACCGAAATCTAATTTAAAATCGTAGAAATAAGCGTTGTTAGCTAGTTTTGCTTTTATTTGAGCAACTTTAGTTTCTAGCTCTTCATCTGTTAATTCAAGAGTGAGTAATCTTAACTCAGTACGATCAGATGATATTTCCTCTAGAAAAAATCTTTTACCGATAGAGGTATCAGAAAACAGGTCAGAAAAGAAGTTGTAAGTTAATAATACGTCTCCGTTTCTGTATCCATTAAGAGTAGCATCTTTAGATGGTTCTATCTCTAAATTAGTTGCTCCTTCTTTACCTGCACCTGCTGATAGTAATGATTGAGATGCTCCTTTATAGTCTAATTGAGATTTAAGTAACTCTCCTTCTAAAGTATAGAAATGTAAGTCTATAAAATCAGATGAGTTTAGATAAGTATTATTAATAGAAATAGGGCCTACGAGTTCTTTATCTTTGATATTTATCTCAGATCGAGTACTGTAGTCAAAATTACCTACTTCCTTTACTATGTACTTAGTCGTTGCCATTATCTATACCAGATTTAGCGTTTGCTAACTCTATTTCTAAATCAATTACTTTTGTATTAGCTTCCAATAACTGTTCTCTTAGTTCTGCTATTTCATCTAAGAGAGGTTGAATATCTAATAAATTGTCTTTTAAATCTAATAATTCACTACTTCTATCTACTAGGTACCTGTGAGAGTTACCTTCTCCTTCTATGGGTATATCTAAATATAAATCTTCGTAGTCTCTAAAAAATTGTTGAATAGTTTTTACGTCATCAACTTCAGTATCAGATACAAAAGATTTAAACTCTCTATCGATAACCTTACCGAAGGAGTCTTTTTTATATACCGTCTTTTGTATTTTGATATTTTTACCCATTTCTAACTACCTTAAACACGTTTCTATTATCTAAGACTACTGTGCTACCATTTAATGTAGTCTTAATAAGTAATCTATAGAATCTTTCTGGCTGAAGAGCATCCATGTAGATATCGAAATAACTGCTTGTATTATCAGCGCTTACTTTAGTTCCTGTAGAATCGAAATCTATTATCATTTCATCACTATACTCATCTTTAATAGCCCAGTACGTATTTTGGGGTAGTTTATATTCTGTGCGATAAATAGAACCTGTACTAAAGGTACGGGTTGGGTACTTAGGTCTAGCAGATAATCTAAACCTTACCTTATCTGAATCTACATACTTTTCCTTGTGGTTCTTTATATTGATAGTAGCTATATCAGTATCTAACTCTGTTAACGTACTAGAGTAACTTGAATCATCCCATTTAAATTCTAAGTAAGGAGGAAATATAGTATTTGTATCGTTACCGAAAAACTTAAGAGAAATTGACGATGTAGTTTCATTTTCTAAACTGTCTTGTAACTTCAATAAGATTCCGTTATTATTTATACTATCTGCATTGGAAGCACTAATGAAATCTGTAATGTTAAGATCTAAATCTAGGTTAACACTGCCTACATCAAAACTTTGAGAAGCAGCATAAGAGCCTGTAATAAAATCACAACCTAAGTTATCCCATTGTACGGTACCGGCATCTTTAAACTTCCATGAAACTCCATTAGTCTGTACTGGTGCATCACCGAGTTTCCCTGTACCTTGAACCCATGAGCTTGAGATAGGATATGCTTCTATATCAAATGAAACTGGTACTTCTTCTGCATCTGCTAGGTACAAATGTAAGGAAGCGGAATAGGAGCCGGACACCTTAGTGTTAATAGCACTTTCTATGTCTCGATCTCTAAATTGAATTAGTATCCGGCTTGAGCGTCCTATTCCATCGTCATCAGGGTATGAACGAATTTCCAAAATTTCATCTAATCCGGCATTACCATATATACCTGCAGCATTTGGTTTGCTGAGTATGGTTGCGTCTTTTTCAGGATATATTCTGTATACTGCCATCTTATATTGTTGTTGCTCTTCCTTCTATATCTTGATTAGGGTACTTAACCTCAAAGCAGCAAGGATCGTAAGAAGGGTACAGCACGTTGTTTTTAGTTGCACCTTTTGTATCGTATCCGTACTGTGAGTACTTACCGCCTGCTTTATTAGATACACTAACATTTTTAACTGTCTGTACGCCTCTAACTCTATCTAATACCGTGTATATAGAGGATATGTTAATTGGTTGATTTATTGTAAGCTTATCTCTACCAAAATACTTTTTAAGTTCTTCAGTACAACTTAGTAATACGTCTCTAGATTGAAAATTAGGTAGAGCAACTATTTCAAACTGTACACCTAAATTTACTACAAATGCATCTTTAACCTCTACTGCATCAGTAAGCATAATAAATTCTGATAGATATGTTTTTAAGTTATTTTTAAGTGTCTCTGAAGCTATTGTTAGATGTCCGTTATTATCGTAAGCTAGAACATATAACGATAAAGCAAGTCTATTATCTCCTAATACTGACTCTGAGCTTCTGGTTGTACTATCTTGTGTAACATATACTTTAGCTATAGAGCCAAATTTAGGCGGTAAAGATAATGCTCTAACAGAGTAATCTTGTAGTGTAACAGTTCGTTTCTGTTCAGCAAAAGCTCTTGCACTATTTTCTCTTATTTCTTCTACTGTATCTCCATCTCGACCTCCTAAGGCAGCTTCAGGATTATTAAAAGATAATGTAGCTACTTTACTTGTGTCAACTCCAGATGTAGTAACAGCATCTACTACTGTGATAGAGTTAGCAGGTGCATTAGCTTGTACTCCGCCACCTATCACGTACCTTATAGTTAAAGTAGTATTTGAAGGAGACAGGCCATATGATTTGGTAAATAAAAAGTTAGATGGATCATAAGCCCAGTCCAATCTATTTACTCCTTGTCTTGTTCCTGTACCAATATTTACTGGGTCTGGTAAGAATTCATCGTCGTCTTCAGTGCTAACCCCAGCACCAAACTGTACTTGAAGTACTCCTTTTGAGGTAAACCTAGTTACAAATCTTCTAGGAACCTTCTTTAATTTAAGTATATTAGGTGCTTGGGCTTTGTCAGCGTTAGTGTTAGCTTCATCTATAAAGATAGTATCTTGCCCTAAGAAAGGTACTTCGTACCATATATTACCATCACTATCAGTTATATCTAACACTCCTACTATATTAGGTTCGTCTATAGTTAAAGTAGCAAACTTCTGTGAAGTAGTAAATGACTCAGTCGTAGTCTTAATTTTACCAGAATATACGTGTGCTTTTTTCTTCAACATAAATTCAGAAGGAGCTCCACCTGCTATAGTTTTTACTGTGATTTCAGTAGGATCGTAAGAGCTTGAGAAATTAAAATCTACTTTATCGCTTAATATAAACTGCTGTTGACCTTGTGCTGAAGATTTAACTGTGCTGTTCTCTGCAATAACTAAAGCTTGGTCGAAGTCTGGTTTATTATCGGATCCAATTGCATCTACTGTTTGGGTTACTTCTAGTGTTGTTTCAGATACAGTAGTAGTTTTAGGTCTGTATCCCATCATGTATGCTAATGAATATAGGTTGGCAGGATTCTTAGCGTGCTGTAGAAAGGTTTCTTGTAGCTGGTTATCTTGGTAAAAGGATAATACGTCTCCAACGTAGGATGCCATTTCAATAAACATCATACCAGGAGAGGTAGGTGAAAAGTCATTATATGAATCAGGAAAGTATGATTTAGCATACTCAATAAGTTGAGTTTTGAAATCATCAAAATTCCTGTTGATATATTTTATGTCTCTAGTTTCTGCCATTACGTAGCTACATTAATTAATAGTTCATCTTCTATTCCAGCATCTTTAATCTCATAAGACATATAAAACGTTACTAAGTTTCGGTCTGGGTCAGAACCTGTTTGAATTTGTTTAGGTTTAATTCTAGGAAAATATATATCAATAACGTTTCGGACTAGTCCTTCTATTTCGTTAATTTTATCTTGATTTATATTTTCAAATAACATATTCCTTAAATCCGTTCCGAACATAGGGTTTAAATATCTTTCACCTTTACCTGTTAGAAAGAAGTTTATTAGGTTATTCTTTATAGCATCTTTAGTTTGGTAGTTTGAAGTAAACACATCCTTAGCACCGAATGTTAAATTAACACCGACGGCCTTACGTGGTTGTAAGTCTAAAGGATTTATTTTTTTTACTTCAAATGCCATTATCTACCTTTATCTTTTTCGTATGATTTATCTAAAACTGCTTTTGCTTTATTTACAAAATCTAAGTTTGTAATATCCAGACCAGGCATAGGACCTGCAGATTCAGTCATGCCCATTTGAGTAGCCATGGACGCTGCAGTAGTAGGAGGTTTAGCTCCAACTATGTCTTTATAGTCGTTACGAGTCATACTTACAGCTGTTTGCTGTAGCATTTCTTCTAACGGTACTGTACCTGTATTAAGTTTACCTGTAGACCAGGTTCTACTAATATCCTTTTGAGTAATAGGTGTATACTCGTTAGCTTTTTGCTTAGAGGGCTTAGATGGTTCACTAGCTATTTTTACAGCTTCAGTTAACATCTCTTGTAACTCCTCCTTAACAGCAGCTCGTACTTCTTCACGTATAATTTTGCGTAATTGATCGAGTTTCATATATATAAATAGTTAAGTTAAGAAAGTTGATTGTCTATTCTGAATTTTATTTCCGCTAAAAGTACTTCTTTAGAGGAACTATAGGAATCAGGTCCTTTTATTTCCTGTTTACCATCTTTAAAAGCAGCAGCAAAATGGCGTGGTGCTAGTACAGGTGATTCAGGAGTTCTTAATATTTTTATTTGATATCCTTTATAAAATAGCTCTGGATCTTCTTCTTTTTCTGCTTCTGGAGTAACTAATTCAGAAGTAATATCTTGCAAATCGTTTTTTATTTGTTCTAATACTTCTACTGGTATCTGTGAGTCTTCTTCTTCGTTGGCATTTATCGAATCAGTAGTTGCTTGGGGGTTACTAAGTTTATCAGAAATATTTTGAAGTACTTTATTTAAATCGTTAAATGCAGCTGCTTTACCTGATAAGGCTTCGGGTTTTAAGTTAGCAGTGACTATTTTAATTTCTTTAATAGGAACACCACTTTCGTCTACTTTAGTATTTCCGTTTTCATCTTTAACGACAGTTATAGCAGCTACTTCGTTTACTGTTTCTCCATCTACTACTTTAGGAGGTAGTCTAAAAGCAGAGCCTTCATCTAATAGGTTTAATGCTTCACCTTTAGGAAGACTGTCTAGTGTTGTTGCTCCTTTGATTGCTATTTCTACCCCTAATTCTTCTTTGAGTTTCTCTTGTAGCTGCTCTTTAGCAGGTCTAGTATTTTCTTTTTCCAGTACTTTAGAACCAAAGTTACCTAGTATACTTTCATCATTCTCGTCTAATAAGCCTAAAGCTTTCTGTTGTTGTTTGTTAAGATTTGCTTTAAGAGAGTTTTCTATTTTACAAACTTTCAAGGGCGCTTCTAAATTCTTTAAGTTACTAGTTATCGCTGCAGTACCGTTGGATACGTCTCCTAAAGATAATTCTATTGCTTCAGCTGTTAATAACATAGCAGCAGCAAATTCTTTTAATAGGTTTAATAAGTCAGCAAACTTAGTAGTAAAGTTAGTTGGTTGTGCGAATATTAAACCACCAGGAGGACCAGGAGGAATACCTATTGCTTGTGGTACCGGTAGTGCCAATATAACATCAACAGCAGCTAATAGACCGCCTATAGGGGCTTTTATAGAGGGTGGAATAGCTTTGAAAGCTGATACGTTACTATTAAGGGTACCGGATAAAGATGCTAGGTTTGAAAGTTTACCATCTAGTTTAGCTAGTTCAGCAGGACCGGGACATCCTTTAGCTCTTAACTGATTAGTACTCTCTGTTACTGCTTTAAGTCCTTTAGCAATGACTACACCTTGTGCTTTACCGATTTGAGAACCGATAGCACCATGGAGTTTTGGGGGTTTAAACTTTTCAAACGGCATACTACTCTGTAAATACTTTTAAGGAGTCTAAATCGTCTATAGCAGATTTTATTTGTCCTAATGGACCTGCCATAGAGGCTCCGTGTGATTTAATTTGTGTTAATCCTCCAGCGGAAGATCCTGCAGGTACTACTGCAGCTAAAGCTTTACCGAGTCTTTCGAGTTCAGATAGTAAGTCTTTCATCC